AAGCTTTGAATACCAAGAGACTTTCAACTTCCTTTCGACAGATGAAATAAGCATCTTTACTGATGGCACGTTCACACCAAAGCATATCTACATGTCATACATGAGATATCCTGTTTACATAGACAAAACTGGTTATGTAAGATTTGATGGAACTGACTCAACAGATCAAGACTGCGAACTTGAACTCTATCTAGAGGATGAATTGGTAGACTTAACCGTACAAAACCTGGCTATGTACACAGAGAACGCTGCTGCTGTTCAGAGTGCACAGTTCAGGATACAGACAAACGAATAAATTTTTTAATCACCTAAAATAAAGCAAAATGGCTGATTTTTCATTAACTACGCTCTTCGTAGTACCAGTAGGGCAAACTGCGCTCCCTAGCTCTGGATCTACGCAAGACTTAACAGCAGGTCAGGTAGGTATCTACAAAGCTGACTACACTGTTGCCAACGCTGGTAACATTGCTGCTGCTCCTTACTTTTATATTGCGCAGGGCCGTACTAACACTTATCTGCAAGGCTCTAAGCGTTCTGATAAGATTAAAGGATGTCCTTCAGGTGCTGGTTGCAATAGCAACGTAACTGAATGGTATAAAGTGAACGGTTGTCCTACACCATTGACTCAGATCACTGATGTAGTTAACTGGAACGTACAGTGTGGTGACATTGTTACCTTGACACTTCGTGCTCACTCTAGCTATTTGGATACTTTGTATTTCAACGGTTTCACTCGTTCAGTGACTGTAAATGCTCCTTGTTGCAACTGTGGTGATAACCCATGTGACACTGTAGACATTCCTGCATTCATTGATGATGTTATCTACCATTTGAATTTGCAAGCTCCAGGTAACAACCCTGATAACATCACTTTCTCTGACTTCTATCAGTTCCAGAGAATTGGTAATGACCAAAACGCTTTCTTGCGTATCACTGGTAAGCCTCTTACCAAATATGGTCAGCCTTGTGATGTTGCAGCGTTTCCTTTCGAGTATGACAGAATGTGGTTCCGTACATTCGTATTCAGTGGACCTGCTACAACTGCTGACTTCATTGTAGCTGATCCTTGTAACGTTGTTGCTGATCCTGTAATTGTACAGCGTTCTTCTTACGCTACTGGTACTTCTGCAGAGATTGCACAATTGGAGAAAAACTTCTACAGCTACCAAGCTGGTTACTTGAAGCATCTCTACAGAATGAATGGTTACAATGAGAACTTTGAAAGCTGGGTGAGTGATGGTACAACTTATACCACCTACTACATCAAGTTTAATGAGTATAACAAGTCTGAATACAGCTGGGGTGACTATATCAAAGAAGACAGCACTGTAATTATTGCTGTTGAAAAAGATAGTCTTGCTGAAGCTGCTATTGAGGCTGTTCTTGTAGCTGGTCTTGGTGCAGTGGCTGATGAGAATGGAGTTTGTGTAACAACTACTTCTACCACAACCACAGTATGGCCTTCTACTTCTACTACTACAACCTTGATTCCGTAATAGTAGGATAGTAACCTAGATTATATTAACCTAAGCCAGAGGTGAGAGGATACAAACTCAGATCCTCTGGCTTATTTATTTAGAACAACATGCCAGATTTAAAATTAGATATATTAGTAATCCCTACATATAATGTAACCACATTGGGGGTTGCTGATGCTTCTACCTACCCAACTAATCCACCTGTTGTTTCTGGTGCTACAATTGAGATTACTGTTCCTGGATTTGGTACATTCTTTAAACCGTTCAGTGTTAACGACTTTAATATATTCACTACATCAAACTTGGGTATAACACCTCCAGGGATAGATCAACCTCTTCCTGATGGTGTGTATCGTTTGAAATATTCTGTTGCTCCTGCGTATAAAAACTTTGTAGAAAAGTCAATTATGCGCATTGAACAGCTACAAGAAAAGTTTGATGGTGCGTTTATGAAGTTGGATATGATGGAATGTGATAGAGCTATAAAAACACAAGCGTTTGTAGACCTGAACACCATAAACTTCTTCATCCAGGGAGCTCTAGCTGCTGCAAATAACTGTGCTGATGTTGAAGCAACAAAGATGTACAATCAGGCAGATATGATGCTGAATAACTTTATTAAAAACAATTGTGGCTGTTCTGGAAACAACTACGTCATAAACTTCTACTAATATGGCAGTATGTAAAAAATGTGGAGCTAAGGTTGGATGTGGATGTCAATTGATTAACGGTCTTTGTGCAGCATGTAACAGTGCTGTAAAACAAGGAAGAAAACTTATAGGAAATGTTATCACCCAGGCTTACAAGTTGTCCAGAATGCGCTAGTATTCCTGCACTCATTGCTACAATAGATTGCAAGCTAGCTGAACTAGGAAACAACTTATACAATAATGTTGTATTTATGTTGAACCAGCCTGTACCTGGAGGTGTGATGCTGGCCCTCATAAACTACAGAAGAATACTTGCTTACAAGTATTGTAACCCCGATTATGCTGCTCCATATACAGTGAATATGATAGCTAGCAGAGTTAAACTTTTAAAATATAAATAAATGTCTAACAATTGTTCAAATTGCTATAATGGTTGTGCAGAAACCATATCTGATCAATGTGTAAGATATACGGGTGTTGATGTTCCCGTTTTGGGAATTCAAACAGGAGATTCTCTCTCGTATGTTGAACAAGCTTTGATTACGTTCCTAGTTTCTACACTAGATGGTACAGGAATAAAGCTTGTTATTGATCCTCAAATCATCTGTGAGATTGTAAACAAAAACCTTATAGAATGTGAAGATCTCACTCTTCCAAATGTAATACAAGCACTAATCAAAGCTATCTGTGAGTTAGACGAAAGACTTACTTCTCTTGAACTTGATTTTGCTGCTTTAGAGGGACCATATGATGTAGATTGTCTTGAAGGTGTGAACAGTGGTTCTGGAACCCATGACATTCTTCAGGCAGCAATCTATAAAATATGTGGACTGGAAATTGACCTTACAGCTCTTGCTATTGATGTAGATACAAACTACGTTAAGTTGTCTGAGCTTAATGCCTTGATTGCAGCCTATCTTGCTAGCGTAGGAACAAGCACCAAGTTCTACAATCGTATGGTTCCATACACTGTTGTAGAATTTTATGGTGATCCTGCTGGTAAGTTTGATGTAACAGGTGCTGGTACTGGTGACTGGGAAAAAATCTATTTGTGTAATGGTAACAATGGCACTCCTGATAAAAGAGGACGTGTACCAGTTGGTGCTACAACAGGAATGGGTGGTGGAGCTTTGAATCCTGCAGTTGATCCTGCTGTTTCTGGCAACCCTGCTTACACTCTGTTAGGAACCGCTGGTTCTAACACAGTGACTCTTTCAGCTACACAGATTCCTGCTCACTCTCACAGTGCTACAAATACTGTCACTGTTACCAACCACACTCACAATACTGTCTTAGTTGGAACTCAGGTGGGACTTACATCTACCACTCCTATTGCACAAACTGCTACATATGGAGGCAATACAAGTTATAGCTTGTCAGGTGCTGTAGGTACACCAAATATAGGCGTTACTAGTGAGAACAAAAGTGATGTAACAGTGGATACTGTAATTGGATCTACAGGAGGCGGATTAGCCCATACAAACTACCAGCCTGGTCTGGGATGTTATTACATTATGTACATTCCTTAAACTTCTTACGTAAAATGATATTCCTTCCAGAAAATCCTTGCTGTAATCCTATACCAGTAACAAACACTATTCCTTGCCCTGGATCAAATCCTTGTGCATCAAATATAGTGTCCTCTGATTATGTTGGGTATAGTGGTCCTAATCTTCCCTGTACAACTATCCAAACCTGCAACACACTCACAGTGTCTTTGCAGAAGTTGGATGAACAAATCTGCATTCTTAAAAGCACTGTATATTCTTTACAGCAGCAGATTAATGCAATTAATGCCACTACCACTACAACAACTACACTTATTTAAATCAATAACCCATGACGGTATTAATAACATTAACAATAGCTGGAACTGATACAGGACCATTTGATCTCTACTCAGATGTAGATGGTTATGTATCAGCGTTTGAGACAGGAGTGAGTAAAGCAGCCTTAGAAGCTGGCTATTCCTCAGCTCTTGTTCCAAATGGCACAACAGTGATCAGAGTGAAGTCTACAGGAATTTGTACAAATTATGTAGACATTACAGTGACCACAACCACTACAACCACAACCAGCAGTACCACAACTACAACCACCACTACAGCTTTTGTATGTGCTGATTGTAAAACTTGGAACTATGTATCTGGAAACATTCCATTAGGAGGAGACATCATTCACTACTACAGCTGCTATGATGGCACCCCTCAAACCAGAGTGTTGAGCTTTGGTGATCCTGATGGAGACTTCTGTAACTGTAATAGCGTAGATGCTCCATACACAGAGAATGGCACTATAATTACAGAGGTGGGAGTGTGTACAACCACCACTACTACCACCCTATTTACAAACTTGGTATTTGACTTGACAACTGGTATAGGTGGGTATACAATCGGTGGAATAGATGTAAACTTTGTAACACCAACCCTCACTGGAGGTACAGATGTTCCATTCAGCACAGATACACACTCATATAACACAAGTCAAACAGGCCCAAGCGAAGAGTTGAATATATTTGTTTCATCGTTCACTCTGAACGGTTGTATCACTGTAACTGACAGCTCATCAACGAGTTATCAACAGAATGTAAGCTCGTCTGGGACATACACTTTCTCAGGACTAGTTATTGACAACATAACACCTGTCCTTGTAGTATGTGCAGATAACGTATGCTAACTGACTAAAAAAGCCTTGTTTGTTGGTTTTCAAGGCTTCTCCCTGGGGTTTCAACCCTGGGGAGTTTTTATTTTATAACAAAGTTAGTTAGTACCAATAATGAACTTCGTTAAAATAATTTGGAAAATATCAAAAAACTTTCGTACCTTTAGGCCAATTTTAATCAAACAAAACCGTAAATGCCTGAAAATCAATCTCTTCTGCAACAGCTGGAGCAGATGCTTCACTGGAAGAAAAGCAAAAAGTTTTATGCAGACAAACTAAACATTACAGAGAATGAAGTGGATGAGCTGTTGAAAGAATTAAAAGGTTCACAAGATGCTCAGAATGAGGCAGAGATAGCAAGCTATATTGGAGAACTGGAAGATGCAATTGTAAGGTTTTCCGAGGATATACAGAAGGGAACAGGTGAGGTGGTGTTCAACTCTAAGGAAGAAATCAAGAGTTTGGACGAGTTGATTGAAAAGTGCAAGATTGATACAGACAAGTGGGAAATAACTAAATACGTACAAAACTACTGGGGAAATGCTGAACAGCCCCACTACCAAGTTAAAGCTTGGCTAGGAAAGAAGAAAGGTGAGCAGATATTCCAGGACAGCTTTGTTAGCTTCCTTGAGACATATGAACCTGTTTCTCCTGAAATAGTAGCTCCTAAGTTTGATTCATCCAAGAAAGAAGCATGTCTAATTATCAACAAGCAGGATTCCCATTTAAACAAGCTAGACGTAGGAGGAGAGAATGATATAGAACAGCGCTTCGGTGATTTCATCCAGAGGGTGGAAATAATCTTAAACCAAGCTGCTCTAGCTAACAATCTCACAGATATCAAATACATCATTGGTTCTGATGAGTTCAACAGTGAGTTCACTAATACAACTACAAAGGGCACCCCACAACAAAACATCCTATCCTATCACGATTCTTTCCAAGCAATCTGTGATCATGAGGTGAGCGTGATAAACTTGCTTCTTCAAAGAGGTGGAGATGTGGAGGTGATATTTGTAGCTGGCAATCATGATGAATATGTAGGATGGCATTTAGCCAGTTGGTTGAAAACCTACTTTAGAAACGAGGAGCGTGTGTTCTTTGACATCTCTCCAAGATATAGGAAGTACGTAAGTTATGGTAGCTCTGCAATGATGTTTAATCACGGAGATGCTCTAAAGCCTGCTAAACTTGCGCACTTGTTCCCAATGGAGTTTAAACATGGATGGTCAGATCATGATAACTTCTACATCTTTACAGGTGACAAACACCATGAGATGAGTTTAGATTTTAACGGTATTAAGTTCTATCAGCTTCCAGCTTTCTCCACAGCTAAAAGTAGCTGGGATGATAAAAATGGATACACAATAAGCAAGGGAGAGGTGACAGGATTTTTGATAGACTACGATAACGGAATAACGAATATATTCAAACAGTATTTATAATGTCAACTTTTAGGAAGTTAGTTTCAGATGTACGCTCTATGCACAAGTTGCTCTCCACGGACAACTTGATCACGGATAGAGCTGTTATGTCTGAAATTAA